ACGGAGTTAAAAATCAAACGATTTAGGCCATACGAAGTGAAGGTGTATTGGATAGATGAAGATAACGGAGATATTGATTGGTGCTTTAGAGTATACGAAGACACAAGAAGAGTTGCGAATGGAGAAAAGAAACTCTTTATATGGGTGGAAGTATATACGCTAGAGGGGGTCACCAAGTATTTATACAGAGATGGCCATTTGTACTTAGATACTGATTTTCAAAGTTATATTCAAGTTGAGGAAATGTCTTATCATTGGGAACATATACCGCTTATTGTTTTTAAACTTAACTCAGAAGCGATTCCTTTAATAAAAAAAGTGAAACCATTACAAGATGTGATTAACACTATATTGTCAACGTTCGCTAATCATATGGAAGAAGACTCTAGAAATACCATTTTAATCATTGAAAACTATGATGGAACAAACTTGGATGAATTCAGGCACAATTTAGCATTGTATGGTGCTGTAAAAGTAAGGAGTGGCCAAGGTGCAAAAGGAGATGTGAGATCCTTAACCATTGAAGTTAATGCAGATAACTATAAAGCAATTATTGAAATATTTAAAGAAGCAATCATTCAAAACGGTGGAGGGTTTGATTTAAAAGATTTAAAGTCGTCTGGTTCACCGAATCAAATGAATATTCAAGCGATTTACTCGAATATAGAACTATCAACAAATGAAATTGAAACCGAATGGCAGGCAGCATTTGAAAATTTAATGTGGTTTATATGTAAGCAGTTAGAGTGTGAAACTAACTACACTATAACTTTCAACAGGGATATGCTTAAAGATGAGAGCAGTATTATTGACAACATAGTTAAGATAGCACCATATTTACCAAAAATTGAAACGATACGGCAAATTCCTTGGATTGATAACCCAGAAAAAGTTATGGCCCAATTAGATCAAGAACAAGATGACTATAATAGTACTTTCAATAAGGATCCATTGACATATGGCAAAGAAAAATAAGAAGTATTGGATAAAGCGTTTTGAACAGCTAGAGGAAGCAGTACAATCGGATGCTGAAACTTATAAAGATGAGGTGGAGGATCTATTTCAAGAAGCATTAACATCAGTAGAGAAGGATATAGCATATTGGTACAATCGATATGCAACAACTAAGGGCATGAGCTATACAGATGCTAAAAAGGAGCTAACCGCTGGGGAGCTAAAAGAATTACAAATGTCTCTTGATGAGTATATTGCTAAAGGAGAGTCGTTAGATCCTGTTTGGGTTAGGCAATTAGAAGCTGCATCTACAAGAGCACACCTGAATCGGTTAGAAGCATTAGAACTACAAATGCAGCAACATGTAGAACTGTTGACAAGTAAATTAGCACAAGGTAGCTATGATACCATGAGTAAAGCATATACAGATAGTTTTTATCAATCAATGTATGAAATACAAAAAGGATTTAATGTTGGGTTTACTGTACGATCGTTAGATGTTCAAAGCATTGATAAGATATTATCGAATCCTTGGACAGCAGATGGAATCAATTTCAGTGAGAGAATTTGGGGTAAGTATCGCCCCCAACTGGTTAACAGTCTACATAAAGGCTTGATTAATAATTTAGCAAACGGATATGATCCACAAAAATTAATTAATCAACTATCTAAAAATTTTAAAGTGACAAAAAATCAAGCAGGAAATCTAGTTATGACAGAATCTGCTTTTTTTGCATCTGTAGGAAGAAAAGATTGTTTTAATGATTTAGATGTTGAAGAATATGAAATAGTGGCCACATTGGATTCAGCAACCTCAGAAACGTGCCAAGACATGGATGGTAAAACCTTTCCTATGTCTGATTATGAGATAGGAACTACAGCCCCACCATTCCACAATCGTTGTAGAAGTACAACAGTTCCAAAGTTTGATGATGAATTTGGTCCAAGTATGAGAGCAGCAAGAGGTGAAGATGGTAAAACGTATTATGTGCCTGCAGATACCAAGTATGAAGATTGGAAAGAAAAAGCTTTAAAGCAATTTAAAGATTCTACTAGAAACCTTGGGTTAGCAGATCCTCAATACGATATATCTCTTACTGATTTTGAGTATAGCAAAGAAAAACAAGACAACCTAGATAATGTGTATTCAGAATTATTAGATCTTTATTCAAAAGATGGATATGAACATCTTGCTCTAGTTGACAGTACGTCAGGACTTCCTATAACACCAATAGTTAATGGAGATGAAGAGGGAGTTGCAATGTCACAAGAGATGTATAATCTTTTAAAGTATGCAAAGGCTAATTCATTAACATTTATACATAACCATCCTAACGGTTCCTCTTTCTCAGCTGATGACTTATATATCGCCTTAAAATATGATTCGATAAAGGAAATTATTGTTATTAATGATTACGGTGAAAAATACTTTTTTTCAGCTGGGAATCGTGCTAGAATGGAAATAGGAGTAAATCAAATAAGTATATTAGATAAAAATATACTTAATGGTATGGATAAAATACTTGAGCAAAACGAGGATATAAGTAGAGTAGATGCGTATCATTTGGCAATTAAAATACTGTGTGACTTAGGAGGTTGGGTATATGGCAGAAAAAGATAAGCAAGAAAAAGAAAGTAAGCAAGAAGAGGAATTACCAAGATTTGATGATAGCTTTCTTAAACGATTAGAGGGAGATTTATCTTATGATGAAGAAAAAGCAAGACAAGGAATGGAATGACTAAAAAAAGCGTTAGAAGATGCTAAAAAACAAAAGTAGTTAAATAAGGAACTTTAATTGTTATCCAAATGTATTTTTTCAACACTAAAGAGCATAATGGCATCTATTATATTTTGATGGAGGAGATAGAAAGTGAATGAAATAACACTTGAGAAATTTTCAAAACTATCTGATAAAGAAAAAAAAGAAAAAGTGCATTTGCTGTCTGCCAAAGACTATCAAACGTTCAGAATGACTTATGATATTCCTATTGCTCATACAATCGGATTTACAGAGCAGACAGAAGAAGAAAGACAAAAAAGCAAGCAGAAGTTACATGAATTAATTAAGAAATATGAGGCACCTAAAAAGTAGATGCATATCATTTAGCAGTTAAATACTATGTGACTTAGGAGGATGGCTATATGGTAGAAAAAGATAATTTAGAAAAAAAAAATAAGCATGAAGATCAAATACCAGTATTTGATGATCGTATTTCTAAACTAATAGTAGAAGGAAGCTTATCTTATGATGAAGAAGAAATAAGACAAGCAGTTGAATGGTTTGAAAAAGCAGTTGAAGACGCTAAAAAATAAAAGTAGTTAATTAGACACTATAACAATAATGTGTCTTTTTATTTTGCCCTGGATATGGCATATAAACTGTCTAACTATCTCTAGTATGCAGAGATATAAAGGCATACCATGCAAGCGTAGAAGGCTACGCATATACAAATCAACTACATGAAGGAGAATAGAAAATGGAATTTTTACAAAATTTGTTTGGTGAAAACGCACTAACTTATGATCAATTAGTAGAAGCAATTAAAGTACATAATGAAACTGAAGCAGATGTAACGAAACAGATTAAAATTTTTAATTTGAGTAGTGGTGATTATGTCAGTAAGGCGAAGTATGATGCTAAAGGAGAAGAATTGTCTCAAGCAAATACAATAATTGGTCAAAGAGATAAACAAATTAAGGAATTAGGAAAAGTAGAAGATATTGAAGCTTTACAAACACAGATAGCAACTCTTGCCGCTGATAATAAAGTAGCTGCTGAGCAATATGCGAGAGATTTAAAGATTAAGGATATTGAGCATACAATTGATTCTGTGTTAACAAAAGAAAAAGCAAAAAATGTAAAAGTGGCTTTAGCAGCACTAGAATTGGATATTAAGGATTTAGAAAAATTAGAATTGAGTGAAATTGAAAAGCAAGTGAGAGAGAAAGTGACTGAGGTCAAAAAAACAGAAGGATACTTGTTTGAGATTGAAACAGATCCAAAAAATCCAGCTGGTTATGTGCCATCTAATCCCAAAAACCCTAACCCAGGAGGGAAAGATGATAGTCAAAAATCATATGCAGACTGGGCGAAAGAATTGAATGACTAAGAAAGGAATGAAGTAAATTATGGCAGGAAGTAAATTTAATTCAAAAACATTTAACCCACAGGCGTTTGGTAAATATGTAGAGCATGTTCCAAAACCTCGGAAAAATGAATTAATCAAATCAGGAGTATTAAAAGGAAATCAAGATATCAGAGAAACATTTATGTCTCAGACAGGAACAGCTTATGCAGTTTTACCGATGTATGGTAGAATCGGCGGAGAGGCCCAAAACTACGATGGTCAAACCGATATTAAGGCGACTACCAGTACAACATTTGAAAGAGGAGTTGTTGTCATTGGAAGAGCTAACGCATGGACAGAAAAGGACTTTTCTTATGATATCACAGGAGGTGTCGACTTCTTAGATGATGTTGGAAATCAAGTTAGTGATTATTGGGAGGACATTGATCAAGATACATTAGTATATATCTTAAACGGTATCTATAACATGAACGGGACTAAGAATGAAGAATTTGTATCAAAGCATACATATGATGTAACAAGTAAAGAGGGAGAAGCGGCATTAGTGGGATCCACTACTTTAAACAGTGCAATTCAGCTTGCTTCTGGCGACAAGAAAAGCAAGTTTGAATTAGTTGTTATGCATTCAACAGTAGCGACAACCCTTGAAAACTTAAATTTATTACGTTATATGAAGTATACGGATGCTCAAGGTATCGAACGTGAAATGGCAATGGGAACATGGAACGGTAAGAGAGTATTAATTGATGATGGTATGCCAACTATAGAAGTAGCAGCTGTTGAACAAGTTGGTACAGAAGGAAAAGATGGGTATGTATCTGCTCAAGAGGCATATACAAAATACATCACTTATGTATTGGGTCGAGGTGCTTTTGATTACGAAGACATCGGAGCTAAAGTGCCAGAAGAAATGGATCGTAATCCAAGCTTGAGCGGTGGAGAAGATACTCTGTACTCTAGAAGACGTAAAGTGTTTGCACCATACGGTATCAGTTATACTAAGAAATCTCAAGCTTCACTCTCGCCAACAGCTACCGAGTTAGAAAAAGGTACTAACTGGGAATTAGTGCATGATAATGCCACTGTTGCAGCTAATCGTAAATACATTGATCATAAATCTATTGCTATTGCTCGTATCATTTCTAAAGGATAATTATGAATAGTTTGTTAGATTCTATAGCAAAAAGATTAATTGACCTAGGGTGTGATATAAAGGAGTATGACTTTAATATCGTCATCTATTTTTCTTCTAAAATTGAACAAGAAATTTTGAATGAAACGAATCAAATCACGCTACCTATTGAATTAAGCTATGTTGTTGTGGAAAGAGTCGTTGGAGAGGTACTAAAGTTTAGCAAACAATCAAAGCTTTTTACAGAGGAAGAAATAGAAGGTATCATCTCTAGTTTAACTATGGGTGATACCTCAGTTTCTTATGATACAAATTTGTCTGTAGAAGCAAGGTTTGATATTATGGTTAGTGAATTAATCCATTATGGGAATGAACAAATTATAAGATTTAGGCAAATAGTATGGTAAAACCATTAGAGCGGTTATATAAAGGGCGTTGCAACATTTATGAAAATCGATCTTATAAACGAAGTGATCAATCTACTGGATTCAAAAATACGCCAGTAGAAGAGAATATACCATGTCGATTATCATTTAAAAATATAACGACAACTAGTATGGATGGTCACCATGATATCGTAACTAGCATAGTTAAGCTTTTTTTAGATCCAACAATAGAAATAAAACCAGGCTCTACTCTTGAGATTACGCAGAATAACAGGACGAGTGTATATAGGAGAAGTGGCGAACCAAGTATCTATTCGACACATCAAGAAGTTATACTTGAATTGGTAGAGGAGAATACCTAATGAAAAAGGGATTTGATTATAAAGATTTAGAAAAATTTAGAGACAGATTAAATACCGCTAGTCAGTCAGATATTGATTTCTTTTTTGAGAATTGTGCAAAAGAACTAGCAGCACGCTTATTAGCAAAAGTTATTAAAAGAACACCAGTTGGCCAATACCCTAAATCATCAGGTAAGGTTGGTGGTACGCTTAGAAGAGGATGGACTAACGGAGAGAATAGCGATGCTAGAAAATATGCTGAATCTTTAAAAATTGAGAAGAAAACAGGCTATTATGAAATTACGATATCTAATCCAGTAGAGTATGCTGGTTATGTAGAAAATGGTCATAGAACAAGAAATCATAAAGGCTGGGTAAAAGGATTGTTTATGCTTAAAATTTCTGAAGAAGAAATGAGAGTTCAATCGCCAGTAATTTTGCAAAAGAAAATGGAGCAATATTTAAGGAGTGTGTTTATGTAATGATTCATGCAATTCAAACGGCAATAACAGATTTATTAGATTCGAGATATGGTTATCCTATTTATACAGATAATGTATTACAAGGGTTAAAAGCACCTTGTTTTTTTGTGTTTTGTCTAACAGATACTCAAAAGTATCGTTTTGCAAATCGATATAAAAAAACATGTAGTTTTGCAGTCCAATATCTTAGTGCTAATAAAGATGACCCAAGTCCTGATAAGCAAGAAAAAGCAGATGAGTTAGAGCTACTGTTAGAATTTTTAAGAATAAAAGATGGAATGATTAAAGCAAATGAAATGAGCATAGATTTTCAAGGTGAACCATTAACTATTACATTAACATATCCATTTTTTGTTTTGAAAAAAACAACCGAGCAGGAAGCTATGCAAAAGTTAGAACAGCAATCGCATATAAATAATCAATAAAAAATAATGAAAGGAATGAAAATAATTATG